AGACGACACATGGGAACCACCGCTTACAACCTGCCCATCGACACCAACACGCCGGGCGTCAGCACCAAGGTCGTGCAGGAAATCAACTTCTCCGCACTCAGCAGCAAGGAGTTCAACCGCATCGTCAATGCCGCCAAGTCGGGCGTTGTTACCGGCGATGGGTGGGTGTCCGCGCTGCTCACCGCTCTGGCGAAACGGCATAATCTCGCCCCGCCGATCATCGTGCGGAGCAGCTATGGGGTGCACCTACTGCACCCGAACATCAACGCACAGCCGTTCGAGGCACTGACCACGGAGATTATGGCGTTGAGCGATGTGCGGGAGCAGTTCAACTGCTCACAGTCGGGTCGCGAGCCTCAAGTGTCCGGGCGCAACAAGCGGCTCTGGCTTGGTGAGTCCATCTCGCTCGTCGGGTGGGGCAAGTCCATCGCCCCACTCACCAAGGAACTGCGGACCCGCGCTAAGGACGTGCCGTGGTTCGTTGAGAACAACAAGAAGCTGGTCGCACTGCTCATGCAGAAGCCGACCATCACCATCACCGTCGAACTGTAACAACCTAACACGAAAGGACCAACACCATGTCACTCACGAACAAGGCGCTGCTCGTCACGCTCAACATCAGCCAGTGGGCTGCCCGCAAGCTGGACCGGCAGGAGACTGCCGCCCTCGCCGCCAAGCATGGCACCGTCGATGGGGTGGCGCGCGTCAACAAGTCGCTGCTGCCGATGGCCGAGTCGCTCGACGCCATCCACAAGCTGACCGGCGCGATCCGCACCGACTACTACAAGCTGACCCTCCCGTGGAGCGAGGGGCAGGGCATCATCAAGGCGGACGGCTACATCGCCTTCACGCAAATCATGTCCGAACACAAGCGCAAGTGGGAGGCGGCGGTCGCCAAGTTCATCGCCGACTACCCGCAGCTGCGGGAGGACGCCAAGCTGGCACTCAACGGGCTGTACAAGGACGAGGACTACCCCGACCCGCAGGTCGTCGCCGCCAAGTTCCGCATGGACGTCGGCTTCTATCCTGTCCCCGACGCTGGCGACTGGCGTGTGAGCCTGTCCGACAGCGAGGTCGAGACGCTGCGTTCGCAGATCACCGACCGTGTGATGGAGGCACAAGGCCGTGCCATGAAGGAGGCATGGCAGCGCGTCTACGACGTGGTGAGCAAGGCACACGAGCGGCTCTCTGTTCCTGACAACATCTTCCGGGACAGCCTGATCGAGAACGCCCGTGACCTGTGCCGCATCCTGCCCAGCCTCAACATCGCCGACGACCCGGCACTGGAGAAGATGCGGCAGGACATCGAGTACAACCTGTGCGACTACGAGCCGGACGACCTGCGCAAGAACCCCGGCCTGCGGTCGGACGTGTCGGACAAGCTGGCCGACATCATGGCCAAGATGGGTCCGATGTTTGGAGGTCAGTGATGGCCATCACTCACACCATCAGGGGGGACGGATGGAGGCACTGGTCGGACGGTCAGGTGGAGCAGGTCTACCGCATCCCGCCTGACGCAGACATCAGCATCTTCATCGAGCGGGTGGTGACACCGAGTTCCCGCCGCAAGCGGTGGGTGGTGGTGGATCGGCGAGGCGTGACACGCAAAGCAACGAACTCCAACTACCCACCCAAGATCGCAGGTCCGTTCCCCGACCTCGACTCCGCCAAGGCTGCGTACCTTATGGTGATTGCCGCCTTGACATAGCTAACACACACGCTAACCTGCTAACACAACAAAGGAGACGACCGATGAGTTCCACCTACCTGCCCAACGCCGAGAAGTTGACCAAGGCCAAGGCCAAGCTGGTCATGAGCCAGCCGTTCTTCGCCTCGCTCGTATGCAATCTGCCTCTGATCGAGGACGCCAACCTCAACCCGCCGACCATGGCGACCAACGGCAAGTACATCAAGTTCCACCCCGAGTTCGTGGAGAAGTGCACGCTGGCCGAGGTGATCTTCGTCCTGTGCCACGAGGTCGGGCACTGCATGTTCCAGCACATGTTCCGGCGCAAGCACCGTGACCCCAAGCGGTGGAACATCGCGGGCGACTACATCATCAACGATATGCTGGTGAACGAGCAGATCGGCGATATGCCCGAGGGCGCGCTGCACAACCCGGCACTGGTGCAGGCTGGCAACGGCACGACCGATGGTGTCTACGACCTGCTGCCCGAGAGCGACAGCAACGGCGGCGGCACTGGCGGCGGTTTGCCCGACCAGTTCGACACATGCGAGGACTCGACCGGCACCGAGGCCGAGCGGGCGCTGGCCGAGAACGAGATGCGGATCGCTGTCTCGCAGGCGGCAGCCGCAGCCAAGGCTTGCGGCAAGCTGGGGGCCAACCTCGAACGGTTCGTCAACGCTGCGCTCAAACCCAAGGTGGACTGGCGCGACGTGCTGCGCCGGTTCGTCAGCACCAAGGCCAAGACCGACCGCTCGTACTCCCGACCCAAGCGCCGGTTCCTCGCCGAGGGTCTGTACCTGCCCGGCCTGTCCGGTGAACGGCTCGGTGAAATCGCCATCGCTGTTGACTGCTCCGGCTCCATCAGTCAGACGGAGATTGACGATTTCGCCGCCGAACTCAACGCCATCAAGCAGGACATGATGCCTGAACGGATGCACGTGATCTACTTCCACCACGAGGTGAGCAAGTACGACGTGTTCGAGTGCGACGAGGACCTCGTCGTCAAGCCTAACGGCACCGGCGGCACGGCGTTCTCGCCCATCTTCCGCTTCATCGACGAGCATGGCATCCAGCCCGAGTGCTGCGTGGTTCTCACCGACCTGTGCTGCTCCGACTTCGGACCGGCCACTCCTTACCCGACCCTGTGGGTCAGCAACCACAGCGACAGCGCCCCGTGGGGTGACGTCGTGATGATGAAGGATGAGAAGTGATGACCCGGACCCTGCGCGCCGAGGTGGCCAGCCTCCGGCAGTGGAAGGCCGATGCCATCGCCCGGTTCCCTGATCTCGACGTGGACCCGGTGGTGCTGGAGGCCCGGCGGATCGTGGCCGACGAGATTGGCACCAGCGACCCGCACCTTGTGCAGCAGGTGCTTGATGGCAGGAAGGACACCATCCTACCCATGCGGGTGACGATCAACGCCCTCAACAAGGGGGACCGAACACCAATGGCCGGGGGGTAGTCATGTGACCCCGGCACCGCCAAGCCGGTTCAGAGGCGGTCAGGGTAATATCACCGTGCAGTCAGAGGGTGGGGTTATCCTTTCTCCCCTGCCTGATCTGACCGCCAGCCGGGGAGCGTGGGACTGCAAAGCACGCGGCGTTAAACCCCCGGCACCCAATTAACCCGGTTAATTCAACAAGGAGTGAAACAATGGCTACCGTTCGCATCACCAAGGACCTGACCAACGGCATCATCGCCATCGCCAAACGCAAGTTCGGCACCCGTCGTGACGCCATCATCAGCGCGGCGCGCGACACCTTCGAGAAGATGAAGGTGGACTTCGCCGAGGACGTTCACACTGCGCTGCTGGAAACCAATGACATGACGCTTGAGGTATATAACTCGATCCCGGACGGGTGGCTTGCATCGCGCGAGAATCTGCGAGTTGGAACGATTAACGACCAACCGTTCCACATCTACTTCGAGAACCCTGTGTACGACCCGCCGGTCCGTGTGCCTTTCAAGCTGCACAACACCTACCAAAGCGCCAACCTCTCCCACCCCCGACTGGAGCGGTACGCCGAACTGGTGGAGCGGACTCACAAGCAAGTGATGGCAGTTGATCATGAGTACGAAAGCATGGTCACTACCCTGCGCCAGCTGCTCTCGCAGTGCGCCACGCTCAAGCAAGCGCTGGACATCTGGCCCCACCTGATGGAGGTGCTCCCGCAGTACGCCATCGACAAGCACAACGAGGTCAGGGAGAAGCGCGCCTCGACCAAGCCCGTCGTGCAGATCGACACCTCGATGATGACCGGCGCGCTGGTCAAGGCCAAGATGGCTGAGGCAGCCAACCGCTAACAGAACCAGAGGGCGCGGCTAACCACCGCGCCCTCGTCGCAGGAGAAGATGTGTGACAGATGAGGATGTGTTCCGGGAAGCCTACCTCGCAGGCATGACCCGCCGGGAATTGCGGGAGAAGTTCGGCATTAACGACAAGCGCATCGACACCCTCCGCCGCAAGCTGGACCTGCCGGTCCGGCGCTGCGTGCGGAAGGCCCCGCCTGAGGGGTTCGAGGATTTCGCAGGTAAGCCGGGGGTGAGCATCCCCATGATCCGGCAGACCTACGGGTGCAGCGAGGACGTTGCCAGCCGGTGGGTCCGGGAGTGCGGCGTCAAACTCCAGCCACGCACCAAGCCTCTGCCTCTCGACTGGGAGGAAGTGGCACCGACCATGACGGGCGTTCAACTGTCCAAGCACTACGGGGTGGCGAACACGGTCATCTCCCGCTGGCTTACCGAGACGAGCCTCACACCGAAGGCATACAAACCGAGCGGCTCTCGCCGTCCTCGCGCCAAGGCGTGGCGACTTCCGCCTCTCCCGGTCACACGGACCGCGCCTGTTACCAAGGACGAGGCAGCCATGGCTGCCACCTACCTGCGCAGGTTCTACACCAACGTGTTCAGGTGCGACATCTTGCAGACTGATCGCAAGACGTGGGGCGAGATGCACGGTGTCCCGAACAAGGGGCGGGACCATTACCATGTTGACAGGCTCGGCATACTTGCTAACGATGCTGTCATTGAACTAGCTTACAAGAAAGGATGGAGACAATGTTGAACTGGCTGCGCAAGAAGCTCTACGACTGGCTCTGCCAAGAGGAGGACGGTGCCGAGTGTGACCACCCTGTCCCGTACACCTCGGTGGTTCGGCAGAACCCACCGCGCATCGAGGGTTCGCGCGATATGTACTTCTCCGTCTACCGTTGCAGCAACGGTTACGTGGTCGAGGGGATGGTGTTCGACCACAGGAACAACATGGCGCACCGCGACCCCACACTCCACCGTGTGGTGCTGGTTGACGCTGACCCGCAGCGGCTGGCTGAAACTCTCGCCCTGATCTACGTGAAGGGGCACATGGGGAACGCGGCATGAAACTCGCGGCGTTCGACGTGGAGACGCGAGGGGTGGACGTGGGCTATGGCCTGCTCTACGTCAATGGACGCATCGCCTAAAATAAAAACACGGGAGAATAAACGTGGCTGTAGATATTAAGCTGAACGATATGATCGACGACCTCGCCGGGCGGCTGCACAACGTGCCGCTTGAGGACGTGGAACTCAGCATCCGCACATTCAAAGCGTTGAAGGATTGTGGAGCCAACACCCTCGGCGAGGCACAGCAGGTGATCCTCGACCGCAAATTGCACAAGCGATATGGCATCGGACCCAAGGCAGTCAGAGAAGCCGAAGAGATTATTCACAATGTGTCCGAGACGCTGGTTGCTAACCGTGACTTGTATCGCAAGCCCATCCGTATTGTGAACTCGTCAGATGTGTGGGGTAAGGCGAAAGCCATGTGGGATCGGCACAACGTGACCGCCGAGCAACGCCTGTTCAACGCCCTGTTCGGTGAGGGTGACGCGACCGCCGCTGCGGTTGGCGTCCTTGAGAATTACCGGGCCGACATCGTTGCAGAGATTTGCGAGTGGCTCCGTGGCGACGAGGCCGACGAGAATATCCACTCAACCATCGAGTGCGCTGAACAAATTGAGGCGCGGTTCGGCAAGAGGGCCGCAGAGTGAAACTCGCGGCGTTCGACGTGGAGACGCGAGGGGTGGACGTGGGCTATGGCCTTCAGCCCTTCCGCGCCAAGACAGGAGAGGCATGGCTCACGATGTGCGCCATCGCCAGCGAGGCCGGTGTTGTCGGACGGATGAGGCCCACCACCGAGTGGCTACGCAAGTGGCTACGTGGTATGTCCTGCACCAAGACCCGCATCGTCGGGTGGAACACCCCGTTCGACATGGCGTGGCTCATCGCCCTCGGTCTGCGGGATGAGGTGTTCGCCTGTGACTGGCTCGACGGCATGAACCTGTGGCGGCACCTGACCGCCAGCCCCGAGTGGACCGGCCTCGCCCCGAAGTCCTATGGGTTGAAGGCGGCGGTCGCCGAGCACTTGTCCGGGTTCGCTGGCTACGAGGAAGGCATCGACTTCGAGACGGACGACCCGGAGGAACTGGCGAAGCTGCTCACGTACAACAAGAAGGACGCGCTGTTCACGCTAACGCTGGCGACCGGGTTCCTACGCCAGATGACCGAGGCACAGAAGCGCTGTGCGCTGATCGAGGCGGCGTGCCTGCCGATGGTGGCCGAGGCCATGGTCGAGGGGATCGTCGCTGATCGTGACGCAGCACAAGAACTTGCTGTGAAGCTGGACGAGCAGGCCAAGGTGGCGATGGTCAAGCTGGTGTTCGAGACTGGGGACAGTGTTGACGAGGCGATCCTCGCCTCCCCCATCAAGCTGCGCAAGCTGCTGTACAAGGACTGGGGACTGCCCGTGGTGAAGTTCACCGACAAGGGTGCTGAGTCCACCGACCGTGACGCGCTGACCCAACTGGCCCCGCTCGACAATCGGGCCGGGCTGCTCAACGAGTTCCGCGAGGCGAGGAACAACCGCACCAAGTTCGCCCTCGGTGCAGTCAACTCGCTAGACTACAACGGCGATGGCAGGGTGCGACCCTCACCCAAGGTCTACGGCACGTACACCGGACGCATGACTTATGGCTCCAAGATTTTGCGGGGCAAGGACGAGCGTCCAACAGGCGTAGCCCTGCACCAGTGGAAGCGCGCCAAGGATTTCCGCGACATCATCGTCGTGCCTGATGGCTACACCCTGCTGGAGTTCGACTTCGCCGGGCAGGAGTTCCGGTGGATGGCCGTGATGTCCAAGGACCCGACCATGCTCGGGCTGTGTGAGCCGGGCGAAGATGCTCACGGCTACATGGGTGCGAGGATCGGGGACTGGCGGTACAACGATATTCGCAAGGTGCTGGCCGACATCGAACACGCTGATTACCAGCGGGCCAAGGACCTGCGCCAGCTTGGCAAGGTCGCCAATCTATCGCTCCAGTACCGCACCTCACCCAACGCCCTCATCCGGGTGGCGCGGACCGGCTACCAGATGAACCTGTCCACGGTCGAGGCCAAGGCCATCCACGGCACCTACCGCATGACGTACCCCAACGTGCAGCGGTACTGGGAACGGCAGATCAAGGACGCCCGCATCCAAGGGTGGGTCGAGACTGTTGCCGGTCGCCGGGTCCATGTCGGGCAGGGTGCCACGTGGGTGCAGTTCAGAGAACTGGAGGATGGTCGGATCGAGGCTAGCGACAACACGTGGGGCTGCGAGTCCACCGCCATCAACTTCCCGATCCAAGGCAGCGGCGCTGACCAGAAGTACCTCGCGCTGCTGATGCTCAAGGACTACCTGCCGCGCGTCAACGGGAGGTTCTACTTCGAGTTGCACGACGGCCTGTTCGTCATCGTGCCCGACGCCCACGCCGAGCGGGCGGTCGCCGAAATCAAACCGCTTCTCTCCACCCTTCCCTATAAGAAGGCGTGGGGTGTTGATCTTCCGATCCAGTTCCCCGTGGACGCGAAGATGGGCAAGACGTGGGGACAACTCAAGGAGGTCAAGTGATGACTGAAGAAGTGAAGCCCAAGCGCAAGACCGTGAAGCAGGTCGATGCCGAGCAGGACGCCGACTCGCTGCGTATCGACGCGCTGGAGCAGCGGGTTCAGCAGCTGGAGGACATGATCGTGTTCCTCTCGGAGAACCCGCACTACAAGGCGCGCGACTACCTGACCGAGCAGGGTCGCTGATGTGGCCAGCCCGCTACCTCGCCCTCGCCGAGTTCGTGGCGCGCTGGTCTAAGGACCCCTCCACCAAGGTGGGGTCCGTGATCTTCCGCGCGGACGGCAGCGTCATCTCGCTGGGCTACAACGGGTTTGCACGTGGCGCGCTCGATGCGCCAGAGATGCTGGCCGACCGGGACCTGCGGTTGAAGCTGACCATCCACGCGGAGGAGAACGCCATCCTGTCAGCGGGACGCAACGGCACTCCGCTGCATGGCGCGAAGATCGTGGTGACGCACCACCCCTGTGCGAGGTGCGCGTCGAAGATCGTGCAGGCCGGGATCGCCGAAGTGTGGTGGCGCAGGGACGCCACGTTCGACGAGCGCTGGCGCTACGACATAGAACTGGCCCGGACCCTGTTCGAGGGAGCGGGCGTCAAGATGTTTGAACTGGAGCAGGCAGATGAGTGTGATCGTGTGGGACGGCAAGACGCTGGCAGCGGACAAGCAAGCGTCGAGCGGGAACCTCATCAGGACGCAGACGAAAATCTTCCGCCACGGTGATCTGCTGATCGGCGGGGCAGGCACCACCACCTCGGTGGAAGCGCTGCGCAACTGGGTGCTGGGCGGGTGCGACCCCGAGAAGTTCCCCAAGCTGCCGACCGACGCAAGGCACACCGACCTGTGGGTCATCAACCGCAACGGTGTGATCCGCAAGTTCGAGGACAGCCCCTTCCCCGTCTCCTACGACGACAAGGTGTTCGCCGAAGGGTCGGGCCGGGACTTCGCCTATGGCGCGATGGCCATGGGTGCCGACGCCGTGACAGCGGTGAAGGTGGCGATCCGCTACGACACGCATTGTGGTGGAGGGATTGATGTCCTCACGTTTGACGACTGACGATGAACTCGTGGCGTGGGCAGCACACCTGCCCGGCTCCGAGTGGCGGCGTCTCACCAACACGGTGGCGTGGCTCCACCGCAGGCGGGACATGACCGAGCGCGACGTGCCTGCCGAGCTGCGGGCGCTGCACGAGACAGTGCTTGACCGTGACTCGTGGCGCAGCGTGTGCCGCAGGATCGCCAAGGAGAGGCGGGCGTTGTACCGGCTGCGGGTCAAGGAGAAGAAGGAGGCGGGCATCCTGCGCCGCCGGGCTTACATGCGGGAGTACATGGCTCGCCGCAGGAAAGGACAGTGACATGGTGCTTGCGAACCCGAACCTTCTCGCAGACCCGCTCCAGCAGGCGCGGCAGGCGCAGCAAATGATGTCGGATTACGAGCGCATCCGGCAGTACGCTGTTGCAAAAGAACAAATCAACAGGGGACACACAATGCTACGTGCCAACGACGTCATCATCCGCGAGGTAGCCAACGGCTACCTCGTTATCGTGACTGGGAAACAGACCGAGGAAGCCAAGACATACGTGGCCACCGACCCCGACTCGCTGGCTGACACCCTCAAGCTGGCCATGGTCAGCCGTGCCATGAACGCCGCACGGTGAGGTTGTCAGTGACTAACAAAAGTGCTAACCCCCTTGCGTTGCAACTTACCGAGAGCAAGGACATGGTGGACAAGAAGAAGGTCGTAGAGGCGGTCAACTTCCTCATCACCTCCCCGAATTACGCCAAACTCATAAACGAGATGACGGGCATCATCGAGCGCTGGGACACCCACCCCATGGCGTATGGCGGCAAGCTGTCCATGCTGAACGCCATGCTCGACGTGGGGCTGGAGAACCGGGAGGCGTTCGAGCGGCTGCTCAAGCTGATCGAGGGCAAGCGCCGCCTGCTGCCGCAGACCAAGCGGACCGACTACCAGCGCCAGCTAATGCGGGACCGCCGGGCACGGCTGGCCAAGGCCATGGAGTTGTCGGAGATGACGTCGGGTCCGATGACACCGAGCCAGCGCAAGATGAGGGAGAAGGAACTCCAGACCCGGTGGGCCTCGGCCCGGACGGAGTACATCGCCAAGAAGGGTAAGCTGTCGTGGTCCGAGCGCAACGACGCAAGCAACGAGTTCTGGCGCATGATCGACCGCCAGCTGGACGCCAACCTAGCGACGGCTCGTCGCCAGCACAGGTGAGCGTAGGTCCCTGCTCGGGACCTTTTGCTTGACTTCATTGCGTTAGCTAGTTTACAGGATTTGTTAGGAGACTGCACCATGGAAGAACAGCTTGAGTTGTTTCCCGAGATGACCGAGACGGCCCTCGACAAGGCCCGGTCCATTATCTACGGCGACCGCGAACAGACCTACGGGCACCCGGCTAAGAACCTCGAAACCATCGCAGAGATGTGGTCCGCCTACCTCACGAGCCGCACCAGCATCGGCATCACCATCAACTCCAAGGATGTCTGCGCGATGATGGTCCTGCTCAAGGCGGCGCGCTTCGCCAACGACCAGACCCACATGGACAATGTCGTCGATGGCATCGGTTACTGGGCACTGGTGGAGCGGTGCTGATGCGCATACCCAACGAGATACGGGCCGCGCTTGAGCAGTGCGGCCATCCCTACTCCCTTGAGCGCGGGTCGCGCCACATCAAGATCAAGGTGGCCGGGGTATTAGCCGGTATCCTGCCGCTGGGCGGCAAGGCTAACAGTTCGGACAAGCGCAGCACCAAGAACACCATCGCGCAAATCAGACGCGCAGCACGAGGAGACAAGCCTTGAACAAGCCGCTGGCGTGGAGCTACTCCGCGCTCACCGCATTTGAGACGTGCCCGAAGCGGTACTACCTGACCAAGGTCAGCAAGCAGGTCGTCGAGCCGCAGACCGAGGCCACGCTGTGGGGGAACAAGGTCCACAAGGCGCTGGAGATGCGCATCACCACGCAGCAGCCGCTGCCGGTGTCCATGTCGAACTTCGAGCCGGTCGCCGCCACGGTGGTGAAGCGGGCGCAGGGCGGCAAGATCGAGGCCGAGCAGAAAATGGCGCTGACCAAGGCATTCAGGCCGACGACGTTCTTCGCCAAGGACGTGTGGGTTCGGGGCATCACCGACTTCACCATCCAGAAGGGAAGCACCTTGTTCATCGGTGACTGGAAAACCGGCAAGCCCACGCCCGAGTCGGCGCAGTTGCGCTTGACTGCGGCGATGACCTTCGCGCACAAGCCCTACGTGAAGGAGATCGTCAACGCCTTCGTGTGGCTCAAGACCGGCAGCATCACTGCCGAGCGCTTCACCCGCGAAGATGTTCCTGCGATCTGGCAGGAGTTCATGCCGCGCGTGCAGCGCATGGAGATCGCACTGGCCGAGAACAGGTTCCCCGCCCGACCTTCCGGCCTGTGCCGTGAGTGGTGCCCGGTCGGCAAGAAGCTGTGCGAACACTGCGGGAAGGACTGACGTGGCGCAGACGCCTGAAGGCAGGGTCAAAGCAGCCATCAAGAAGTGGCTCCTGACCGTGCCCGACTGCTGGTTCTACATGCCGGTTCAGAACGGCATGGGGATCGTCGGCATCCCCGACATCGTGGGACTGATCGGCGGCAGGTTCTTCGCCATCGAGTGCAAGGCACCCGGCAAGGAGAAGAACACCACCGCCAATCAGGACCGCATCCTCGGGTTCATTCGTGCGACAGGCGGCATCGCACTCGTGGCAAGCGACGTTCTCACCGTGCGCAACCACATGCTGACGGAGGGCATCAGTGTTCCTTGAACTCATCTCCAAGTTGGGCGGTCTGCTCCAGACCGTCATGCAGTTCTTCACCCAGCGCCAGATGCTCAACGCGGGGCGCGCAGAAAGCGAGGCAGACAATGCAGCGAAAGCTATCGAGGACATCCGAACTGCGACTGACGCGCGCGATGCTACTCGGCGGGCTGATCTTGGTGTCCATCGTACTGACGAGTTGCCAGACGACGGCTTCCGCCGTGACTAGCCCCGCCATGTGCACCGTGTTCAAGCCGATCTACTGGTCGAAGGACGACACGCTGGACACAGCGAAGCAGGTGCGTGAGCACAATGCTGCGTGGAAATCCGTCTGCGGACAAACTAACTAATACGTATATGGGTTGACAGAGAGGTGTGTCCCCCTCATTCCCCTGTGCTACCCTGTTTTGTCCACGCATTTGTCCACGGCCCAAGCCCATGCTGATCCACACACCATCCAAGAAAGTCGTCCTCAAGCTGAGCGACCCGGCGCGCGTCACCACGGTGATCCCGTCAGCCAAGGCGTTCCAGTTCCGTGGCCAGACACTCGTGGCAATCCCTCACCGGCAGGACGAGACACAGGTGCTGCGCAACCTCGGGTTCGATGTCCCCTCCCCTATTGAGCACTACTACCAGTGGTCGGGCCAGTACAAACCGTTCAAGGCACAGCTGGCCACGTCGTCTTTCCTGACGCAGCACCCGCGCGCCTTCGTGCTGAACGACATGGGGACAGGCAAGACCCTCGCCACGCTGTGGGCGTTCGACTACCTGCGCTCCATCGGCAAGGCGAAGAAGATGCTGATCGTGTCCCCCCTCTCCACGCTGGAGCGGACATGGGCCGACGAGGTGTTCATGCACTTCCCCCACCTCACGGTTGCCGTGCTGCATGGCAGCAAGGACCGGCGCATCAAGATGCTGAACGAGGACGTGGATATTTACCTCATCAACCACGACGGCATCAAAACCGTGCTGGACGAACTGGCCGACAAGAAGGAGATCGACACCGTGGTGGTGGACGAGGTCGCCTCGTTCCGCAACGCATCCACGTCACGGTGGAAGGTCCTCAAGAAAATCTGCCAAGGGCGCGAGAGGCTGTGGGGCCTGACCGGCACGCCGATACCCAACCTGCCGACCGATGCGTGGGCGCAGTGCCGCCTCATCTGCCCCGACCGGGTGCCTCCCTACTTCGGGAAGTTCCGTGACGCGGTGATGAAGCAGCTAGGCCCGTTCAAATGGGTGCCGCGCGACACAGCCACAGAAGTTGTGGCGGATGCGATGCAACCCTCGATCCGGTTCCGGCGCGACGAGTGCGTGGACCTGCCGCCTTGCATGTATCAGGACCGCTCGGTGCCGATGACGCCGGAGCAGGCCAAGGCGTACAAGGAGATGCTCTCGCAGCTGAAGATGGAGTTCTCCCACCAGCAGGTCGTCGCCGTCAACGAGGCGGTGAAGATGCAGAAGCTGATCCAGATCGCCTGCGGCGTGGTCTACGACAGCAACGGCAACGACGTGATCCTGCCCAACGACCACCGGATCAACGTGGTCAAGGAGGTGGTCGAGGAGGCGGGCACCAAGGTCATCGTGTTCGTGCCGTACAAGGGGGTGCTGCACCACGTTGCCGAGCAGCTTGGCAAGGAGTTCGGTCACGCTAACGTGGCGCAGCTGTCCGGCGAGACGCCCAAGGCAGCACGTGACGACATCTTCTACCGCTTCCAGAAGACCCGCGAACCGAAGGTGCTGGTGGCGCAGCCCGCCGCCATGTCCCACGGACTCACGCTAACAGCCGCATCGACCATCGTCTGGTACGCACCTGTCACCAGCAACGAGGTGTACCAACAGGCTAACGCGCGCATCACCCGGCCCGGACAGAAGAACAACCAGCTGATCGTGAACGTCGAGGCCAGCGAGGTTGAGCGCAGGGTTTACAAGCGCCTCCAGACCAAGCAGGGGATGCAGGGCCTACTGCTGGAAGCAGTGAAGGGGTAGCTAACAGACCCTTGACAGCAGCAAACACAAGTGTAAAGTAGCATACATAATCGGAAGGAGACAACCATGGAAGAACTTGTCGAGAAATACATCCAGCTGCGGGACGCCAAGTCGCAGGCAGCTGCCGCGTTCAAGGCGAAGATCGCCAAGGTGGACGAGGCGCTGGCGAAGATCGAGGCGAAGCTGCTTGTCCAGTTCAACGAGCACGGCATGGAGTCGGTGCGGACCAAGGCCGGAACGGCCTACAAGTCCTCGCGGGTTTCGGCTACTGTGGCGGACTGGGACAGCGCGCTGGCGTTCATCCAGCAGAACGAACTCTGGAACATGCTCGAACACCGCGTGAGCAAGCAGGCGGTGGAGCAGTTCCGGGAAGAACACGGCGACTTGCCGCCCGGTGTGAACTGGCGTGAGGAAGTGGTCATCAACGTGCGGAGGTCTTAATGTCGAACAGCATCAGTCTCTTTGAGAGCAGCGCCAACGTCCCGGCGCATATCGCAGCCCGCTTCGGCGA